AGGGAGAGTTAATGTATAACGATGATTTTGATTTAATAGTAAAGAAGTTCCCCAAAACTTGGGACCATATTAATGTATATCCATTAGGCGATTTACATTTAGGTAGTGCTGAGTTTGATTCAGTTGAGTGGAACAGATGGAAGAAGATGGTTATGGATGACCCATTTGCGGTGGTTGTTACTATTGGAGACCTGATGGAAAATGCTACAAAGCGTTCTATAGCGAGTCCACATGACCAGACGATGAGACCAAGAGACCAGAAAAGATGGTTGGCACTTGAGATGAAACCTTTCAAGGACAAGATATTGGTTGCAATTCAAGGTAATCACGAAGCGAGAACTACAAAGGAAACTGATGGCTGCATGATGTATGATGTTATGTCTAAAATGGATAAAGAACATCTGTACAGAGAAAATGCTGGCTTTTTAAAGATTAATGTTGGCGAGAAATCCCACGACAGACAATTCAGTTACACATTAGCATTGTTCCATGGTGCCTCAAAATTCAAAACTAGAATGATGGGATATGCCATTGATGGAATGGATGCTTTAATAACAGGTCATGACCACCAACCACAATCTTATTTCCCAGCGAAAATTGTAATCGACAGTAAGAATGAAACTGTTAAGATGCGTGGATTCACAAGATTAGTTGTCAGTCCATTCTTAAAGATGGGTGGATACGGAATGAAAGCAATGTATGAGCCGCAAGACCATACGAAGATTCCAATGTTGACACTGGGTGGAACTAAAAAGGAAGTGATTGTAACATGGCTGTAAATAAGATTAAAAAAGTATTGATTATATTTGAAGAAGGTCGATTCACGAAAGAGCAATTATTGGATGACTTGAAATCAGAAGGTTTCAAATATGATTTTAAATTGGCTACTGATATTGAAGAAGAACATTATATGGAGTATATCAGCGTATCAGATGAGGTTTGGACCTTTGGTGATGTCGCTGAGTATGTAATAACAGTTCTTTGCAAGCATGAGGGCTGCGATATTTGGAGGATGCAATAATGTATAGAGGATTCATGCCAATAGATGATTTGGAACATAATTTAAAGGTGGTAATACCAAATATTGAGGCTGAATTGTCTAGTGCTGGATTAACAGACGATGAGTTCTTTGATATATATGAATTATATCTTGGAGTGTTGAGAGATGTGGCGAGAGATGATTTCGCTACTTTCAATAAGTATTTGGAGATAGATGAGGACCACAATGACCCAAATAGGGCATTTCATCACCAACGTAAGGACCATTTAAGTGAATTGGTACAGGCGTTGAATGATATGGAGGTTCATGACACTTATGACACGTTATTAATCTCAATGCCTCCTAGAGTCGGGAAAAGTACATTTGGAATAAGATTTTTAGCTTGGATTATTGGCAGAAAGCCTTTGAAAACTCAATTGGCTACATCTTATTCAGACAATATTACAAGTTCCTTCTATATAGGTGTTATGGAGATTGTCGCTGGTGAGAGGTTCCCACAAATCTTCCCAGAGTCAGAATTAGTCTCTCAGAACGCTAAAAGAGAGGAAATTTGGCTAGGAAAACAGAAAAGATACCCGAGCATAACATTTGTTCCGATTAGTGGTTCGATGACTGGTCGTTCAGAGGCTAGTGATTATTTATACTGTGATGACTTGGTTAGTGGTATTGAAGAGGCACTTTCATTGGTCAGATTAGACAATTTATGGAATAAATACACTGTAAATGCTAAGCAGAGAAAAAAAGAGGGTGCAAAAGAGATTCACATTGCAACAAATTGGTCAGTTCATGACCCGATGAGTAAATTAAAGGTTATTGGAGAGGGAAATCCTAAATTTAAGATATTGGATATTCCATGCTACGATGAGAATATGGAAAGTAACTTTGATTTCTTTGGCGGCTTTTCAACTGCGTATTATGACCAAATGAAAGAGGATATGGACGAGGCAAGTTTTAGTGCATTGTATTTACAGGAAGCAATCGAACGTGAGGGATTATTATACAACAAAGAGGACTTAATGTACTACTTGAAGTTACCTGAGCATAGACCTGACTCTGTAATAGCGGTTGGCGATAGTAAAAACTTAGGAAAAGATAATGTTTCGTTACCAATAGCTTATATGTATGGTAACGACATATATTTGGCTGACGTTGTTTACAATAATGGACTTCCAAATGTAACAAAGGAGCTTGTTGCCAATAAATTAGTCGAACACAAGGTTACAAGATGTGATGTTGAGTTAAATAATGGTGGAAACTATTATGCGGAGGATGTCGACAAGTAAGTTCATGAAAAAGGTGGTCATACTGCTTTCAGAATATTCTTTAGTGGTAATAACAAGGATGTTAAGATTATAACTTACTCTGACTTTGTAAAGAAGCGAATAATCTTTAGAGACCCATCAACTTATGGTCCAAAGAGTGAATATGCTGCATTTATGAAGGACATGTTCAGATGGACACAGACTGGAAAGAACGCACATGATGATGCGCCAGATTCAATCGCAATGTTGGCACAATTGGTTCAAGATTTAGAGGGAAGTTCAATAAAAATTATGAATAGACGAGAATTAGGTCTTTAGGAGGCAAGTATGTCACTCAATGGTAGAAAAAAGATACAATCTGGCTTATCTGTTGATAATATGTCAGATATAGAATCAGTTGTTAAGATGGTGAACGTAGCTATATCAACGCATACTCAAAATAAATGTGATATTGATTATCTGATTAATTATTACAAGGGTATCCAACCGATATTGAATAAAACAAAGGTTGTTAGACCAGAAATCAACAATAAATTACTCATAAACCACGCTCAGAGAATTACAAGAACTATTACTGGATACTTTCTTGGTAATCCAGTTCAGTTCATTCAATCTGGCATGGGTAAGAAGGAAGAAGTTGATGAGTTAAACAAAATATTGTCATTTGAGGGTAAAAATGCAACTGATAGTTTGATTGGTCAATATCAATCAATTACTGGTACTGCGTTCAGAATGATTTACACAGATGGTGTTTTCAAAGATGAAGTTCCATTTGAAATGAAAGCAATGGACCCATCAAAGACATTTGTTATATATGAAGCTCAATTGGCTGAAAGACCTTTGGCTGGAGTCACTTATATAGCAACGTATGACGAAGAAGGTGCAGTTGATGGATATATTTACTATGTATATACAGATGTTGGAATGTATATTGTAAATGCGGATTCAGATATGCAGATTCAAGATGATTACACATTTACTTTTACTCCATATAGTGTTGGCGGTGTTCCAATTGTTGAATATCCAAATAATGAATGGAGAATTGGTGATTGGGAGTTGGCATTAAGTGTTATGGATGCAATCAACGAAGTCAACAGTGGTAGAATGGATGATATACAACAAACTATTCAATCATTACTTGTTTTCTTAAATGCAGAGTTAAATGCTGAGAAATATGACGAGATGAGAGCTGCTGGTGTAGTTATGCTGAAAAGTATGACGAATAATAAGACTGATGTGAAGTCAATCCAGAATAACTTGGACCAAACAGGTATTCGTGAGTTTGCGAAAGACCTAGAGAATATATTGGATACAATTGTTGGTATCCCTAGTAGGGATAATCGTTCTGGCGGTGGTGGAGACACTGGTCAAGCTGTAGAACTTAGAGATGGCTGGGCTGACCTAGAAATAGTTGCCAGAAATAAAGAAGCATTATTTGGAAGGTCTGAGAAGTTGTCATTGAAGATTATGTTGGATATGATGAGAGCGCAAAAGCAAATAAAGATTTCATTGATGGACATTTCAGTTAAATTTACTAGAAATAAGAATCACAATCTATTGGTTAAGACTCAGAGTTATTCTACATTGATGGCTACTGAAAGTTTAACTCCATCTGATTGCCTTACTATTGTAGATTTAGTTTCTGACGAAACTGATGTTGCTGATAGAGGTGAAGTATATTGGGATGAAAAGACTGCGGTTCAAGATACAAAGGACATGGCTAAATTGCAAATGGAAGCTGATATAGCTGCTAAAAGTGCAGTTGAACCAGAAGTTTCAAACAATTCAGACAATTTAGAATAATTACAGCAAAACTACTTATAATCTAAGTAGTTTTATTGTATACTGTAGTAGATAAGTAATGTGCTGGGCATTTCGCATGGCATGGTATGGGAGGAATTAAAATGGAATATACACAAGAGCAGATAGACAAAATGTTATTAGATGCTGGAACGGCTGCATCAAAGGGCTTGTTTACACAGAAAGAAATGGACACTGAGGCTGATAGAAGAGTAGAATCTGGTATCCAAAAGGGCTTAGGTACTGCTAAAGATAAGTGGCTAGAAGATTTCAAGAAAGAACAAAACCTTACAGCAGACGAATTAGCTGCTACAAAACTTAAAGAAAAGATGGATGACCTAAATGGCAGAGAAAGTGAATTATCAAAGCGTTCTAATTTATTAGATGCAAAAGATAAGTTGACAGAAGCTAAGGTGCCAGCGAAAGCGTATGGTGAGTTCATTAATTCAATGGTTGTAGCAGATGCAGAAATGACAACTGCTAATGTGCAGAATTTTATTAATATGTACGCTGGAACATTGGCTGATATTGAGGTCAAAGTTAAAGCTGAATTATCGCATGTCACACCGCCACCAAATGACCAAAACAATGATGGTCCAATGACTGCTGATAAATTTAAAGCACTAGGGTACGCAGAGAAAGTCGCTTTCAAGGCTTCTAACAGAGCAGAATACGACAAATTTATGAAGTAATAGGGAGAATTAAAAATGGCTGGAAATAATTTAAATTTCGCATATGACGAAGAAATATTCAACTATAGTTGGGAAAACACACCCGATTTATTATTAACAACATTGCTAACAAGTGGCGCAATGGTAGAAGATGGCGCAATCGCAAATATGATTTCAAATGGCTCAAACTTCTTCACAACTCCATTCTATGATTTAATTGGTGGAGACGAGCAAGTGTACAACGGTGTTGACAGCATGGTTGCTGATGCAACAACTGGTGGACAATACTCTGGTGGAGTATTCGGTAGAATGAAGTCATGGAAAGCAATTTCTTTCATTAAAGATTTCAACTCTGGGGCAGACCCAATGGCTCAAATCATCGCTGGTGTTGCAAAGTATTGGCAAGATAAGAGACAAGCAAGATTAATCTTGTTATTAGAAGCATTATTTGGAATTACAGGCGATTCTGATTGGGATTTACACAAGACTAATATTGTAACTACTGGAGCTACTGTAGCTGATTCAAACTTGATTGGTGAAACAACTATCAATGATGCAACTGTAAAAGCAAACGGTGACAACGCTCAAGGTTACTCTTTAGCAATTATGCACTCTGTAGTAGCTAATAGATTAGCAAATTTACAATTACTAAACTACTCTAAGTATACTGATGCTGCTGGAATTACTAGAGATTTACCAATCGGTACAATCAATGGTAAAACAGTTATCGTAAATGATAATGTTCCATTCGCTGCTAGTGGTACTGCTTCTGGAGAAGTTGATTATACTACTTACATTTTAGGTATGGGCGCAATCAGATATGCTAAGGCACCTGTTGATGTTCCTTCTGAAATGGATAGAGACCCAGCATTAAATGGTGGTGTGGATACAATCTTCACTAGAATCAGAGAAGCTATGGCTCCTTACGGATTCTCATTTAAAGGCGATGTAACAACTGACGTTGGTATTCCAGATGCGGTATTAACAGCATCAGCTTCTTGGGAAAGAAAGATGCCAGCTAAAGCAGTATTCATGTGTCAAGTTGTAACTAACGGATAATATTGGAGGTAGTAAATGTTTGTCTTTAAAGATGGCAAACTCTATCTGCAAGATGGTGATAAAATCGTGGGGGTCAATCTTGACTCTCTCGGTTCTACTATTGTAAAGGGTACTTCACTCAAATTTGATTACACTGGTAAATATTGTTTACTTTCTGCAAGGGAAGCACACATGAAGTTCCAAACATCAATTGGTGGTAAGTATAAATTTCCAGTAGCGAAAAAAAAGCCAGCTCCAAAGGTAGAGGTTGAAAAAGAATAAAAGGAGGGAAATGATATGGCTCAATTAGATACATTAAAACTATTATTGGATAATCCAACAGTAGATGATGCTGTACTGCAATTCCACCTTGATAGAGCAAGCGACATAATCTGTAATCTTCGGAATACGGATATTGT